GTGCGCAGATCGACCGCCGCATCGACGAACGCGTTATACGCGCCCGCGGGGATGCGGAGCGGCTGGCCGGAGCGGACTTTGCGGAGGTCGTCGGGCATGGTGAGGGGGGCTAGATTCCGAGTGCTCCGAAGTTGGCCTGGTCGTACACGCGCTCGACGTACGCGGCGACGGGCTTCTTGATGATCGCGCCGGACCCAGAGTCCTCTGCGTCGGCGTAGCGGACCCACAGGTACTCCCACCCCTTCTTGTTGATCCCGGTCACCGGGCCGACGGTCAGGTTGGTCTGGTTGGGGCTCGCGGCGAACCGGAACGTGATCTCCCAGTCGTCATCCGGGCCGTCGCCGCGTTGGGAGCCTGTCGCGCCAAGAAAGAGCACCTCGCCGGCCGCGAACCCGCGGAACGAGCCGGCGTTGGTCTTGCCCGTGCAGGAGAAGATCGCGCCTTTGTACGAGGCGGTGACCTGGGCATCGGTGAAGTAGTGCGTCTCGGAGAACTGGTAGACCGGGACGGTGATGTCGACGCCCTCAACGCCGTCGGAGGTGACGCCGATCGCGCCGCCGAAGTCGGGCGCGGTGGTGCCGGGCGCGGGCCGGCGCTGCACGGTCTGCAGGCTCTGAGTGATGTGCTGGGTCCCGCCGCCGGTCTCGAAGGTGAACGAGGACTCGCTCGGGGTGCTCGTGCCGGTGGAGGCGTTCTGGCTGTAGCGGACGGTGACATCCCACAGCTGCGGGCCAATCGGCTCGATCTGGATGGTCTGGCGGGGCAGGGCGTCGTAGGTCGCCGGAGAGGCCGCTTGCGCTGCGGTGCGGGCCGCGAGGTCGTCGGCGGTGCCGCGCACGATGTAGCCGAGCTCCGCAGACGACTGCGAGGCTTGGTTCGCCTTGGTGGAGCGGCGGCTCTCGAACTTCTCAAACACCTCGACCGGCACGAGCGATGAACTCCTTCCTGTGGGATGGGGTCAGGCGAACCGCAGTCCGTTGTCGATGCTGGCGTCCAGCAGACGCTTGGTGTTGCGAGCGGTCTGCTCGGTGGCGCTGGCGGTGCGCTCGGCGGCGTCGCCGCCCGTGCCCAGACCGGAGACGGCTGCCGAACTGAACGTCCCAGTGACGCTGATGCCCTTGCCGATGGCCGCCCCGAGGCCGGACAGGCGATCCTCGAAGTCGGCCAGCAGATCCCGCTGTGGCCGACCTGGCCCCTTCTCGGCGTCTGCGGCCTCTCGCTTCTTGCGGGCCTCCTCGATCGCGGCCGCGAGCTTCTGCTTTGCGGCATCCAGCGCGGCCTGTGACTCCGCGAGTCCTGCCGCCGTGTCCTTGCGCAGGGCTTCCTGCGCGTTCTCGAAGTCCTGGCCGATGCCCGCGAGCGTTGCTTCGTGCAGCGCGGCGGCGTCGCGGCGCTGTTGCTCCCGCTGCCCCTCGCGGGCGGTCACCGACTGCTGCGCGGCGTTCTCCAGTTCGACCAGGCGGGATTCAAGCTGCTGGTCCACCGCCTTCTTGGCGGCCTCGACATCGAGCCCGTCATCGAACAGTCCCTGAATCTCCAGCATCCGCTTGGCGACCCAACTCGACGCTTCTTCCCAGATCATCTGGAAGCCGGTGGCGAAGGTGGTCCAGGTCTTGGAGAGGAAGGCGGTGGTCTCGATCCACGCGACCTCGAGCGCGTGGAACACGATCTCCGCCGAAGCTAGAGCTCCGTACCACATGGAATACGCCGTGGCGACGAAGAACTCCTTCGCCCCCAGCCACGCCTTGTTGAGCGCCGCGACGCCCTGCTGCCAGATGACCTTGAGCGACAGCCACAGGATCTCGGCGGCCAGTGCGATGTCGCCAGCGGCGAGGGCGTCGGAGATGCCGCCGACCACTTTGCCGACCCAATCTCGCAGCTCGGTGAACTTCTCCGCGAGCCACGACAGTGCCTCGCCGCCCGTACCGGTGACGATCAGCAGGGTGCCGCCCAGCGCCACGATCGCGGCGATGGTCAGGCCCACGGGGGTCAGGATCGCACCGATGGCGGCCCCGATCAGGCTGAACGCCGTGCCGATCCCGCCGATGACGGCTGCCACGATGCCGAGCGCCGCACCAATGCCGGAGATGATGTAGCCCAGGCCGACGATCGCGATCCCCGCGACCGCGACGGCCGCCGCGACTTTGAGGGCCCAGACCACGGTCTCTTTGTTCGCCTTCACCCACGCCGTAGCGCTCACGACGATGCGGGTGATCCGCTCGGTCAGGTCCTTGATGGTGGGTGCGAGCGCCCCGCCGATCGTGAAGACACCCTGCTTGAGGACCTTCCAGAGCGTGCCCAGTGCGTCGTTGAGTTCCGCCGCGTCGCGGGCGGTCTCAGTGCTGACGGTGAGCCCGAGCTTGCGGGCCTGTTCCTGCATCTCGTTGATGCCCGCCGCCCCGTCGGCCATGAGCGGCAGGAGCTTCGTCCCGGCCTTGCCGAAGAGTTCCATCGCCATCGCGGCGCGGGCTGCGGGGTCCTGGATGCGGGAGATGCGATCGGCCAGGAGCTTGAACTGCTCGTCGGGGGAGAGCTTGGCCAGGTCCTGCACCGTGAGCCCGAGCCGCGCGAGGGCCTCGTTCGCCCCCTTGGAGCCCTGGGACGCCTCGACGAGCGTCTTCTGCATGACGCGGAGGCCGTTCTCCAGCGTCTCCATATCCGTGCCGGAGAGGTCGGCCGCGTAACCGAGCTCGCTGAGGGCCTCGACGCTCACGCCCGTGCGGGCACTCATCTTGTCGAGCGCATCGCCCGAGTCGCTGAACGCCTTCGCGGTGCCGAGCAGCGCCGTGATCGCGGCGACGCCGATGCCTGCCATCTTGGTGCCGATGGACTGCAGCCCCGCGCCGAAGGCTTCGAGCTTCTTCTGGGCCGCCTTCAGTCCAGCCGTCAGTTTGTCGCTGACGCCCAGCTCAACGAAGGCTCGCCCGGCTCGGATGCCCCGCGTATCGGCCACGTTCAATCACCCTTTCTTGATCGAGTTCCGCCACAAGAGCGGCAGGTTTGGCCGCTCCTTCTCCAGCGCCGGGGCCATGTACGGCCGCGGCGCGATCTTGACCTTCTGCAATGTGAGCTTGCCGCCGCGTCTGCGGAACACGACGGTGTCGCCGCCGTGCTCGAGGACACTCGGTGCCGGGGGGTCGCTCTTCTTGAATCCCACCGGCCCGACGACGACCGAGTCGTTGGGCTTGTCGTACCCGAAGAGGATCAACCGACGCAGGCTGCCCTCGTGCGAATGGGGTGGGGCCCCAGGAGGGGCCGACCCCTTGCGTTTGCGGATGCTCGTCTTGGCCGCCGTGCGGATGTATGCGCCGGCCTTGCTGAGCACCTTCCGCTTGGCGTTGTCGACCGCCGCCATGACGACGTGCCGGTCGAAGAACATGTCCTTGATCCGCATGGTGATCACGCGCCGCTCCCCGCCCCCCCAACCGGACCACCATTGCCACCGCCGGTGCCGGCGATGGTGCTGCCCTTCTCCAGGCCCTTGTTGAACGACGCCTCCTTCTCCTTGCGGAGACGGCCCGACCCGATGAACAGGCCGACGATGCCGGTGAGCGCCGGCAGCGCGGGCCCGAGCACGGGCAGGCCCGCGACGGTCGGGCCAACGGTGTCGAGGGCCGAGAGCGTGAGTTGTCCCAGCAGCCCGCGAATCTCGCCGGCCCTTTCGATATTGCCCTTCCACTGCGCGCCGGTCGTCTGCGTGAGGTTGAACCAGTTCTGGTACTCAACCTCGGCCTCGTTGAGGCTCAGCGTCGACGGCAGGCCGGTGGTCTGCTGGATCGTGTTGGGCGTCTTGACCTTGACGATGTCGCCAAGGTCAAGGCCGGCGCACGACGCGAGCACGAGCGCCAGCAGGATCAGGGCACCGATGTAGACGTAGTGGCGAGTGGACAGGCTCTTCATGCGCGAGTCTCCTTGGCGACCTCCGGCATGCGGCGGTCGATGAACACGTCTTTGAGGACCGACACGTCAACCCTGACGGGACGGGCGGGCTTGTTGAATGGGTCGAAGTCCGATGGCTTGAGAAGGCGGGATCGCTTGGGATCGCGGGCGGTGTTGGCCACCACGGACATGACGGCGGCGGCGATCGACCATTCGTGGCGCTGGCGACCATCGAGCATGGCGACCAGCTCCCGTAACGTCAGGGGCCCGGGGTCGAGGCCGAGGGCTCCGGCGCACTGGTAGATGAACTTCCAGGCGTCAGCGGCTCGGGGACCATCCTGTTCACGAGCCTGTCCAACTCGCTCTCGCTGGTCAGTTTCTCGATCCGCTTCTCCGTCAGGTCGCGGGCCTTGTCCAGCACCCGGTTGGTGGCCTGGAGCACCCGCCCGAGGTTGGCCCGGTCCCTCGGGCTCGGGCAGAAACTGATGAGTTCATCCAGCACCGCCTGCGTGGCGGCCTCGATGGCGTCGCCCGCCATCGCCTTGCCGAACTCCTCGTCGGACACCTTGGCGACGTCGGCCTCGGGCTTGCAGACCGCGTACACCACATCGCACAGGAGCACCGGGTCGCGGATGAGCTTCTCGATGAGCGTCCCCTCGATGACCTGCATGAGGTCGACGCCCGTGAGCCCGCGCACGCGCTTGAGCGTGGCGACATTGATGTCCACGGTCCAGGTCCGACCCGCGTTGTCCTTGAACTGCCGCATCCGTGCCTCCGTGCTTAGCTGCCGATCCATGAGGGCGCTGTGGTCGAGTACGTCACCTTTGCCGTCACCGAGACGGTGATGGCCTCTTCGAGGGCTTCACTGCGGCTGAAGTTGGTGATGGAGAAGTCCGCCTGCAGGCCCTGACCCGCGGCCGCGTCGAGGATCTGCAGGCCGATTGGGTCGTTGTTGAAGAAGGCGTTCTTGATGGCCGTGAACCCGGCGTCGCCGGTGTCCCAGACCATCTCGAACTCCACGCTCGCCTCTTTGAGCGTGGCGACCGTGGCTCGCCAGCCGTTGTTGGCCCGCGTGGTCACGTCTGCCTCGCCCGCCTCGAGGTTCAGCGTCACGTCGCGCGTGTTGCCTAGCGCCGTCCACGCACCCGCGCCTGCCTGGCCGCCCGTCTTGTACTTGAGGGCGGCCTCCATGCCGAGCCTGATTGCCATCGCTGACTCCTTTCACTCGGCGCTGTGGCCGACCACAAAGACCATCTCACCGCCCTTGCTCTTGACCAGCACGTCCGCAAGGTTGACCCGCTCGAAGTGGTACTGCGTGCCCGGAGCGACCTCGATGGGGTCGGTCTTGCCGTCTGAGAGCAGCATGTCCTGCGTGTTCTTGTGCGACGCGGTGAGCGTGAAGGTGGCGATTGTCTTCTGGGTCGCCAGCGGCTTGAGCTCGTCGGTCATCGCCACGCCGAAGATGATGGTGTTGCGCATGGCTACCTCCGCTCTCGGTAGGTGACGCTGAGCACGCTCGTGAACACTCGGTGCTGCTCGAGCGCTTCGCTCGACACCACCGGCTCGTTGTTGATCCCGACCCAAGCCGCGTCGGGAAAGCCTTCCAGCCGTGTGAATCGCAGGTGATCTGCGATCGCCTCGACCAACACGAGCAGTTCATCGATCGCAGCGTCCACCCCATCGGCGGGAAGCTTCTTCTGCACGCCGACGTCGATGACGTACTCGATGGCCAGGCTGTCCCGGGTGACCGGCGTCATCTGCACCGTGCGCGGCACCACCGACACGCGGAGGTCCTTGAGGTCCTCCAGCGTGAACGCGGGCTGGTACATTCGAACGGCCGTAACCGGATGCCCGAAGGAACCAGCGGTCACGTGCGCGGCCACGGCGTCGGCGAGGGCGGCGATGGTGCTCACGGCCCACCCCCCGTCGTCGGCACGGTCTGGCGGGGCGCGTTGGAGGTCAGGCCGGAGAGCTTGCCCTCGAGGAACCAGATCTTGCGCTCCATCTCGGCGTACTGGGCGCGGATGCTGTGGGCCTCGCCGATGAATTCGTCGAGCCGCTTCTCCACCTGCTGGAGCTTGGTGGTGACGACGCCCCACTGGATGGTCATCGCGCCCGCCGCGAGTACGACCGTGACGACCACGCCGGCCCACCGGGCGCTGCCGTTCTGTCCGTTCGAGTTGGTGTGGGCATCTGCCATCACGTCTCCGTGCCGATGTGCTTGGTGTGAATCCGAAGAACCCTGCGGTACGGGTCGCTGTAGCGCCACGGCGGCTGACCTCCGGGGGCGTTGACCTCGTACACGAACACTGCCGTCCCGACCGTCTCACGCACCTGATCGCCCGCCCGCGGGAGGATCGGGCCATCGCCCAGGTCCAACTCTGCCGTCCGCACCAGGAAGTCCCGCGACTCCACGCGGTGAATGAGCCCCGCGTCGTCGGCCTGCTCGAACTCGGTCTTGCCGATGGTGGCCTGGACTTCCTTCTCGTCCGTGCCACGCCGGTAGAGGACCGGGCGCGAGAGGTGCTGGTGACGCTGGGCGTCCAGGAACGCCGCGCCGCGATCGACCAGGTCGCCCACGGGTGCTCCTTATTGCTGCAGCCGGATGCGTGCGGTCGTGTCGGCGTCGGCTGCTGCACGCACAGCCTTGCCGATGAGCTTGTTCGCGCCGGCGGCCGCGTTCTTGGTGGCGACCTTGTTGGCCGCGTCCCAGTACGCCAGCGTGCCGACGGTGAACGCCGTGCCCGCGCCGGCGGCTTTGGGGAAGTCGAAGACTCCCTGCACCGCCAGCGAGCCGAACTGCCCCGCCTTGAGTTCGGAGCGCGTGGTGCCGACCAGGTCGCCCTGCACGACGACGGTGCCCGCGGGGATGTCCGCCGCCGCCGTGTAGTCGATCGCTGTTCCATCCTGAACGAACTTCGTTGTGGACACTTGTGTACCTCCTGTGCCGGGCTCTCCGCCCGGCTCGATTCCGATCCCGCCTTCGAACCCGACCTGCTCCGGCATTACGCCTCACCCTTGGCCTTCACACCGCCGCGCGGGTCCTGCAGCGCCACGCCGAAGTCGTGGTAGCCGCGCATCTGGATGCCCAGGCGGTTGAAGGTCTGCTCGGCGGTCTCGATGGTCGGCGATTCCTGGCCGTTGAGGAACGCCATCTCGACCACGGGCAGGTCGTTCGCGTCCGCCAGCAGGTACCACGCCTTGGTCGAGTTGCCGTTGAACTTCGGGTTGCCCAGGTAGCGGCTGACCTCGACGCGGAACTTGCCCTGATGTGGGTTGGTGAGCGGGTACTTCGCGCCGCCTGTGTTGTCGCGCAGCTCCAGGCTCTTGAAGAGCTGGCTGGCCATCGCCGACAGCGCCGTGGGGACCAG